AATCCAACTACCCTCTTGGTCATCTTTTATAATCTGAACATTAGCAGGAGATGTATCTCCATTCTTTACTATAAATAATATCTTCCCATTGTTCCCTTCTCCTACAAATTTCTTTTGAGCTTCTCTAACCATTTTTTGAGCTTCTTCTTCGCCCATATCTCCATTTATTTCTACAATAGCTGAAGGTTGAAAGCCATTTAAGAATTTAGTGTGATTCCATTTACCTATCTCATAATCAACACAGATATGCTCTAGTGCGGCTACATAATCAGGAAGCCCATAAAATTGGAATGTAGGCTCGTAATCCTTAAAGTGAATTACAAACTTATTGTGAGCTACCCTAGGATATATAGGAAGCCTTTTTATTTTTGAATCATTATTCCAATACTTACACCAATCAGAATTTATATAAACCTCTTTCTTAGTCTTAGACATTCTTACAGTAGTTGCATCTAAATGATATAGATTAACTCCACCATCATATATAACGCATTCCATATATGCATTACCAAAAGTGTAGTAATCATCTGCTAGTTTTTTAAAGACATCTCTTAAAGATTCTTTGTCTGCATTTACATCTTCAATAAATTTTCTTAATGAATCATTTTCACAAACAAATTTTGCTCCACTTGTGAATACGGTTTTTTGAGCCAACACACTTCTATGTGTAGAGGACTTTCTCTTTAGCTCTGCTAAGTATTGAGGAAAAAGGTTATCATCTCCAAAAGGAACCCAGTCGGTAGGAAGGTCTTTTACATCTTTAACTTCTCTAATGCTTGGTGGAACTGATAAATCAAAAACACCAAACTCAAAAGTATTATTCTTCTTTTGAGTCTTTCTTTTTACTACTGCTTTTTTTGATGACTTTGGTGTCGCTTTCTTCATTAGATGATTTTTTGTTAATTTTTTCTACATAATGAGAACCATTATCAACCTCCTCATAAACCCAAGCTAACTCCTCTTGTGTAGCGCTATTCCAACGAACACGAATACCACCAAACCGAGTTGCTGCATCTTTCATTTTTGCTTTATATTCTGCCATAGTTGTATATATATTAATATGTGGCAAATCTACCACATAATTTTTCTTATTACAATTACACATACAAAAGATATTAGCAGGGAGTGTTTATAACCCCCTGCCTATCTTAAATATTAAGAAGTTGTTGCTGTTAAATCTCCTGCTACAACAGTTATCGTACCTGAATATTCTAAAGGTAACTCAAATTGTCTTGCCGTTAATGTAACTGTAACTCCATTGTCATCTGCGTATGCTGCTCCTGTTCCTCCTTCTATGGAAGTAAGGTTTGCATAAGTTTGATTTCTAATCCAAGGAGAAGCACTCTCTGATAAGTTTTCGTATTTATATGAAAAACCTACTAAAAGCTGAATTCCTGAATTCATCTCAATTAAAGCCACAGGGCACTCAGGCTCTATTTTTTTAAGTTGAGCCCATCTACCTGCGTCAACATCTGGAAGATAAAAAGATAAAGCACACTCATACGCTGTACTTCCACCTTCTTTAGTTCCTGATATAGCTAAAGCAGCAGTTTCATTCTTAAACTCAAAACGAGCCCAAGGATTAGTTACTGTAAAGCCTGTTACGATATGGTCGGCTGCAGCTGGCCCTGGCGAAGGAGTAACTGTAGCAACATTACCTAAATCTGTAAGTAATATTTGTCTAATTCCCCCTACTGCGTTCAAGTCGCCACAATCTACTAAAAGTCCTGTATCTATTGCCATTTTATTTTATTTTTAAAGTTATTAAATTATCCGATTAATGTAGCTCCATTAACTAAAGAGTTCCATCCATATTGAAAGCCCATAGTGAATCCTGCTCTTACATACATATTCTCAGAAACTTCATCATAAAACATTTTAAGCTCATTCTCAGGTCTTGATACATCAGTCCCAATAATTAAGTTTGACTTAGCTGTATAGATAACACCATTAGTTGTTTGAGTAGTTGTTGCTGCTGTTGCTTGAGTAAACAATGGAGATAAGTCAATCCCTGCTGCTGTTGCCGCTAAAGCTAAAGCTACATCCCATTCATACATAGGTACTAATTCTACACCTTTATAGTATAATCTTGATTTTCCTATTTGAGCTTGTTCGTGTCCTGCCCCAACACTTCCTGCTATTGCTACTGCAGTTAATGTGTTGTACCAAGCGTTATATACATTTGGAGTACAGAACATTCTTTTTTCTGATGCTGCTACTTGTTGTAATGATGAAGGAGCTGTTGCCCATACATTATCTAACAATGCAGTTACATCAGCTACACTAATAATACCACCTACTGTTGCGTAAGAAGCTGTTGCTGCTGCTGTTAATAAAGCTCCTGTTACAGGTGTTAAGTTTGCACTTGTTCCCCCTTGGAAAGCAGTACCTGTTGCCATTACTGTCCATAGTCCATCTCCCATTGATGAATAAGAACAATCAGGCGAACCTACTACAATAGTAACTTGTCCTGCCCACATATTTCTTACCATATCTGAAGCGATACCACCTCTCACTCTGTTGATAATTACATCTGCTAATAAAGTTCCTGTTAAGTCAGGCATATTAATACCGTTCTTGTAAGATTCTACAATTACTTCGTCTTTAAACTCATACCAACATTGTTTTTGTTTTACAGAAACATTTTCTACTGTAATTGTTTTTTGAGTTACAGTAAATCCATCAGGGTCGCAAGTATTTTCCGCCCCACAGCCGTCATTTAATGCTGTTATACCTGTCAAAGCAGGTGCCATTGTTATGTTTTGCTTATATTTTACTGCAGGGTAGATAGTATAATTACTCATAATATCATCTGAAGTGAACATAGGCTCTAATAGAATACCTGATGCGTAAGTTCCGTTATACGCTAGAGTAATTCCGTTTATTGCTACATTTGCCATTTTTTTATTTTTTTAAGGTTAATTATAAGTTAATTTTAGAAACTAATGCGTTCCAAAAAACACTGTTACTGTCCTCTACTTTGTTTTCTACCACTACTGCAGGGTCTCCATCTGTAGAGATTTCAGTCCCCCTTGCATTTGCTTTACTTAATAAAGCGTTAAGCCTTTCAACTTCTTCGGTTAGAGTTTCTTTTTCTCCTTCCAAGTCAGTAATAGACCCACTAAGTTCCGTAGTTTTCCCTTCTAAATCTGAAAATTTATTTAAAATTTCAGCTTCGTCAGCGATAGTTACTTCAACTTCCGTTGCTTCAACAGAGGCATTAGGACTATCACTTTTAACTTGTGCGATAATACCTTCAATCTTCCCATTGAACCAATTTTTTAACTCATCAGTCATGTTTTTACTTTTTAGATTAATATTCAATTTGCTTTTGATTTCCTTGTTTGTTATGTTTTTAAACTTAGAAACATCATATTTGGCTGCCACTTTAATAGCATCCGAGATAGAATCTATAAACCCTAGTTCTAGTGCTTCATCAGCATTTAACCAAGTTTCTTCATCCATCATTTCTTTTACCTTATCATAAGGTAGATTTGTTTTCTTTATATATATGTCAGCAATCTCATTACTAATCTTTTCTAAAAGATTCGCTGTCTTTTTTAATTCTTTAGCCTCTCCCATTGCTCCACCCCAAGCGTTGTGAATCATAAAGAGAGAGTTCTCAGCCATAACCACTTTGTCGGCAGCTAAAGCAATTACACTACCCATACTTGCAGCAATACCCTCAATATAAACTGTAGTTTCTGCAGTTCTTTTCTTTAGGATATTATAAATAGCCATCCCTTCAAAAACATCTCCACCTATACAATTAATGTGTAAGTTTAATGGGGAGTTTTTAAATCCTTTAATTTCATCAATAAAATTTTGTGCATTTATTCCAAAAGTACCTATCTCATCAAAAATATAAACATCTAATACTTTGTCAGATGCCTTTGATTGTATGTCATACCAATTTTTCTTCATAACTGCAAACATATTTTAACAATATGACAATCTCACGCAGTTTTTGGAATAAACTTTAGTATGTTATGTTGCAGGTTGCTCGTTCTTTAATTCTCTCCTTGTAAACAACACTTTGGGCTTGTCTTTCGGATATATCATACTTGATAGATAAATCCATAAAGGTATGTGTTCGGCTACCATCATTGAATTTTAAGAGTGTATCAAAATCATAGATTATCATATAATTTCTAAGCCTTTTAGGTTCTACTATTCCCCTTTCAGTTAGATGTCTTAAAATATCTACAACAGTTGGTTCGTGCCATCTTTTAGCTATTTCTTCCTCTGCAACCTTAATGTATTGATATACTATATGCTCTTTATTTTGTCTTGCCATATTAGTTTCTTATCCCTGTAGGAGCTAACGCACCTGTTCTTGTGATGTGTTTTTTTGCTTTCTTTGCTTTTTTCTTAATGGGCTTGGTAGGTTTAACAGTTTCAGCAGCTTTTAATCTTTCGCTAGAAATGTAATCAGCTAAGTTGTGAAAGAATTTACAAACTGACTTCCTGCACCCCTGACAAGTTTTAGACTGCTTTACATTTGGAAAATGCTTATGCCATAAAACAAAAAATGTATTTAAAGCTCCGTTATTATACATATTGTTTAAATTCATTTCAGTTTTATTAATCTTTGCAAGATGAACTATCTCGTCTTTTTTTTCTTCAGTATAATTTTTCAGTATTGATTCGTAATCCATATTTATAAAATTTAGTTATTATTCTTTCCACTTGCCTAAAGGGCACTCTCCGAAATACTCTTTTGTAAGAGTTGTTTTAGCATCTAGGAAGCAACTGCACTTACCACACCTTGCTCCTTTAGTCCACTTAGGACGTCTTAACATTAAGAAGTTTCTGTAAAAGTCGCACTTTTTACATGTATCTAATCTATCTTTCTTTACTTTTTTACTAACAAACATTTGTTTATACCTTAAATTGTAGCTGCTGCCTCTAGTACATGTACTGAGTTTTGTGATTTAGAAATATCAGACTCTACCACATAAACCTTTTGAGAGCCACCTGCACCGCCCCCCATTGAGAATTGTTGTTGAGCAAAAGTAGGGCTATTTAATAAGCCACCATCTGCAAACTTAACTCCTCCGCCTGCCTGATTCATTTCCGATAGTTGGCCTCTAAACATTGCCGTACTTCTTTTATTGATTACAGCTTCTCCTCCTTCCAATTCATTTACTCTACCGCCTACTGCAAACTTAACTCCTCCTTGTGCATGACTAGGGCCATCAACCATTCCCCCCCTTGCAAACTTACCATCATCTATAATCCCTCCTTTTTCCCACATTCCCATAACCTTAGATACGAGAGCCATCATAGCTATAATACGAAAGAATGATGTGTAGGGGTCGCCTGAACCCTGATTTAAAATAGCGTTTCCTGCCTTAACCCCCAACCCTCCTGCTTCTACTGCTATATTTGCTGCTTTTACTGCAGTTTGTTTTATTATGCCTAATGTTATTAAATTCTCATTTATAGCCATTGCAGCACTAAGGATATTTGCAACTTCAGATAGTTTATTCCCTGCTTCTTTTATAAAGTTAAGCTTTTCATTATCTCCTGCTAGATTTGTTAAAGCACTACCAACACCACCCATAGCAGAAATTTGTTCTTCCATCATTTCCTGTTGCGTCTTATTAACTTCAATGTTATTCTTTAGAATGTCATTATTAATATCTATTAATACTAAAGCATTTCCCTTATGAAGCTCTGCCCTTTTATTCAGGTATTCAGCTTCTAATACTAACATACGATTATCAAATTCAATTTGATTCATCATAGTTGTTGACTTTTCAAGCTCAAGGGCTAATACTTTATCATCATGTGCTTTTGTTAAGAGCCTTTCTGATTCAGTCATATTTGCTTTTTGTAACTGTAAATCAAGAGTAGCTTGTTTAGCCTTTATATCAGTTCCCTTCTTCCCTAGTTTTTCTTTTTCACTTAAAAGGTCTAATTCATCTTTTAAAAGCTGTTGGTTTATTAGATTTACCTCTATAGCGTATTGAAACGCTGAAGATATTTTGTTGGCAAACTTTTCTTTGGATATAGTAAGCTCTTTAGTAGCTTGTACTCGTAAAGCCGTTAGCTCCTCTGACTCATTGGCTTTCCTTTGCTTCCTTAAAAGCTCGGCCATTCTTATGCTCCCTACAAGTACCTGCTGCTTATTCTTATCCTCTTTCCCTTTATATTGGTCTAAATATTCTTGTGTCCCTTTAATCGCTGCTGCTAATAGAGCTTTTTGATTA